CGAAGTTCTTCGGCAATAGCCTTAATATATGAATAGGAATTAACATTGGCACCTTGCTTTAATCGAGCCGATGCACAGATATTGAGATAGTCAATAATGATAACATCGGGAGTGAAATTCTTCTTAAGTAGTAGTTCATTCAATAATGCTTTGAAATGAATAGATGAAGCTGTTGCTGTTGGATATTCCTTAACTACTAATTTACCTTGGGCCTTGGTCTTAACCATCTGAGCCCGTTTCATGTACATATCCATGGATAGAGCCATCAAGTCATCCATGGTTAAATTCATCAGATTGGCATCAATACGGCGGGCAACTTCTTCTTCGGCCAATTCAAGGGTAATATATAAAACATTTTTACCTTGCACGAGAAAGGACGCAGCCATATGACACATGGTCAATGACTTACCTACACCCACACCAGCCATAATGACATTAAGTGTTTTCTTTGGTAACCCGCCCTTGGTGATACGATTGAAGTATTCTATATCGAAAGGAATACGATCTTCAACCTTATGGTAATATTCATATCTCTCTTGGAATAATTCCATATAGTCATGGCCAACATTCGGATCAAAGGTCATGCCTACGGCTTTGGCCATTAGGTCAGGAATTGCACTTTTGGATAAGGAATGATGAGTGCCTTTGGTAATTTCAATAGACTTCATCAAGGCAAGATAGATGGCCTTATCCTGACAAAAGGTCTCGGTTGAATCTATCAACCAACCTTGATTTTCCTTTTCTTCTGAATCCCTAAATGATTGGAGCGTAGTAAGCGCGGTTTTTACCTGATCATCAGATAGATCAGGGGTATTTTTGATTTCAACTTCCAATGCTTCCACATTTGGGAGAGCATTATATTTGATCGTAAAATTCTTTATTTGTTGGAAAAGACTCCGTTCCTCAGGAACGGTGAAGTATTCATCTAGAAGAAATGGCAGGACCTTCTTGGAATAATCCTCATTTGTTATCAGGTTCCTCAGAATAATGGTCTCTATCGTTTTCATCGTCTTCCTTTATTCCTACACTGTCTAGAATTAATTGATTCAAGATCACCCCGGCAACCTTATTAAATAAATGATCACTCTTTAGATCATCCGAATCAGGAGTGTGGTCACCATCATATGGTATATGCAAAATATGATAACCAAATTTAAGTTTGGCTGTACCATCCTTTTCTTCCGAAATCTTAACCTCGGTATATCGGTAAATAATCCCTCGATATTTACCCAGGAGTAATTCAACCGGAACAGTTTCCGGAGAATTCGCATCAGCCAAATCGTCCCGAAATCTATAATCAACACCAAAGATCATTCATCAACCTCCTCTATTTCAGCCATCTCCTTTTCCTTAGCCAGGAGGTCTCCAGTGCCAAGGGCATAGGTAGACTTGAGATAATCCTTAAATTCTTGTTTAGAAAGAACGGTTTCCCAAATCTCATCCGAATGAGAGATTTCATCTTCGGAATATTCTTCTCCAAAGAATTCACCATTTTCATCAATCTGTTGGAAGACACCTTTCTTAACCTTGGCAATCAATCCAAAATCTATTGCATTACTTAGAAGACCCGACCAACGATTAATACCACCATCAAAAGTCACATTAATAGGAATCTTGGATTTCTCTTTAACATACCGAGATTTTTCGATAGTTATATTGAAATTATAACCGGTGACCTGAGTACCTTCCTTTTCCTGTTCACGCCCAATAAACCAAATGGTTGAAGATGAATAAACCGCACCTAAACCACCTGACATAACCTGTTTAGGAAATAAACCCATTTCTTTATAGGTATGATTGATAGCAACAAGAGGAATATCCTTAATGGTTAGGATCGGAGTTACCATTCGGAATAATGATTTAAGAGCCCTAGCCCTGGTCATATCAGCTACATGCTTATCCGATAATGCATCTTCAATTTCCTTGATCGATGGTACATTACCAATCGAATCAATAATGATGAATACCTTATCACCTCGATCCAATCCTTCTAATTGAACCATCATATCCGTCTTAAGTTTTTCGATATTCTCAATAGGGGTATGGAGAATTCTCTTAGGATCGATATCAAGGCTTTCAAAATATTTCTTGGGTGTACCAAACTCATTATCATAAAATAGTAAGATACCTTCAGGATACTGGTCTAAAAATGCCTTGGCCATAACCAAGGCAAACAGAGATTTGAAATGCTTAGGAGGGCCAGCAATTGTAGTAAGACCGGGAATAACACCACCATCTGGATCAGCCGACAAAGCAACATTCATCATAGGAATTGTTGTCGGGATCATTTCAGCTTTATCATATATCTTTGATTGGTCAAGGACTGCGGCATCTTTGATTGTACTCCGAGCGAGCAATTTCTCCATCAAGGGAGACTTTTTTGATTTATCAGATTTCGACATTAGATTTCTTTCTTTTTCATAAAACGCGACAAGGAACTAACTTTTTCTGTCTTCCATCCAATCGAATCCAAAATGATCTTAAGTGGTTCAACGAAAGACTTTTCATATTGAATATTATAATCTATATATCGATCCATGTCAAGTTCCTTTGGCAGGTTATTATGACAGGCAATAATATTACTCTTGGCTAGATTAGGTTCCTTAAGATAAATGAACTTAATCTTTTCACCTTCCTTAATCAGAGGATATTTCTTTGTGAGACCGTATTCGGATAGGAGGCGATTATAAACAATCGATCCTCGGACATGGATGGGAGTATGGAGAGGTTCTGCCATATATTTCTTGATACCATTCACCCCACGTGGGAATGCAATATCGGAAACTGGCAAGGTTTTGAATTCTTCTCGGAAATCTTTGATGAATCCAATAATATCGGCCTCGGTACCAGACAGGATAAGCTTAATTGCTTCATTAAGTTTGGTTCGGCAGGCCTTAGGAGTACTAGATTTCTTCACCTCTAGACCCATAACCTTGATTTCGGGTTCGGCATATTCTACGCCTTCATTATCCCACACATTCAGGATATAACGTTTCTTAGCTGTCCAAATTGCTCGGTCAGCCAAGGCTTCACGTTTCATTATCATTTTTTGGGAATAAGCGTTTACATACGCAGCAAGGTCTTGATAAGATTTATCAATATAAGGTTGAATTTTATCCTTACAAATACGATCCATGAATCGGATACGATCCCGAGTACTCTTAGCCGAGTACGTTTCGCCAAGAGATTCTTTAACCAATCGATCAAGAGAGAGGTAAATTGAGTCCGTATCCGAAGCAATAACATAATCCACATCCGTGGTTTTGAGTATCCTATTCATATATAGGTTTACTTTATTTTGTATCCACTGGATTGAGAATTGACCACCTGTCGTAACTCCGATCGCAATACGTAGATCGAAGAATCTGAAATAAGGGGTTCCCATTGCTCCATAGAGGGAGTTGAGACATACTTTCTTTGAAAGTTGGAGATTTTTAAAACGGGAGATTCTTTTTTTGATATCAAATTTTTTAGTTGGATCGGTCTCATGTTGAAGTTCCTCCTGAGCCTTAAGCATTAGTTTCTTATATCTCTGTCGGTCATCAAACATCTTTTCCGTCATTTCAGGCATAAACCCTTTCTTGATGGTGGAAAAGAATTGACCATTAGGGGTAATTGTAACGTGGTCGGTCGCCAATCCAGATAAATCACAACCCTGCGCCAAGAATTTCTCAACAGAAACACCTTGCGCAATAATTCGACGCATATTAGGGGTATAATTCGAAGGATCCACTAAGGTTTCAGGGCTTAGATTATACATCATGATCAGGCTAGGATACAGTGATGTTAAGTCAAATCCAGCAACATTTTCATGCTGCCCGATCAGAGGATCTTTAACATATGCACCTTCATATCTCTCCGACTTAGAATGATCCTCGGCCATAGGCATGACTTTATTTTGCTTTTTGAGGTGATTATAGCAAAGTGTATGCCACATTCTCACCTGAGAGAAAGCATCCTCAAAATTACTCTTAGAGTCATATGCCAAAGTCAAGGCAAGTTCAATTAACCTGAGTTTATCCTCAAGTTTCTCAACTAGTTCCACGTCTTGGATATTATATTCAATAAACTTTTGGTAATTGGTTTTATAGAGGAGATAAAGTGTGCCTTCATCCTCATACGATAGCTTACCGATGTTTAATTCAAAATTACCAATAGCATCAAGTTTATATGACTCTTGAGATTTTCCTTCAGGAGCATATCTTTGGTAAAGATCGATATAATCTAGAGCAGAAATACCCAGAAGGGTATAGGTCTTGAATTCTCGCCCAGGCCCAAAATCAATCTGTTTATCATTGATCACGCCCCAAGGGGAA